ATTAAAGTCATCTTTAGTTAATTAGTAACATTCTTTTAATGCATCAACTAAAATGTCTGTATACAATTCCATAGCTTCACCTGTTGTATCAGAATGAGGATGTGTTCCATCTTTGCAATAAATTGCTTTCTGTGATAAATCCAACCCAGTACCACCCCAATAGTTATAAGTGCCCGGAATATAGTGCATACCAAATCCTAATTTTTCCCACGTTCTAATCAATGGGGAACACCAATCTCTTGCAATCGTTATTTGTGCATCACAAAGACCTTCGTGCTGTTTGTCATCAATATTTCCAACAAACACAATTCTTGCTCTAGGATTGTACTTGTAAATCAGAGTACAGATAAAATTCACAGCACCCCAATAACAATTACGGTTTACCGAATACTTAAATACTGTTGGCTGATTTATCTTTGCAAGACTACCATAAACATTTTCAAGACCTGCATAAGAAGAGCCATCGAACATCTTACTGTCAAACGCAACCTCTTTATCATTGCCTATATTTGCCAAAGTTGGGGCAATACCAATATCTGTACTACCGTCTGACAGAGTGTATTTATAGTCATTGTGTCCGTGGTCAATCACAAACAAATCGGGCATCGGATATGTGCCGTTCAAATATGGTAGAAGTCTGTGTTCATAACTTGATTCCCTACATACTTTTTTATCATTGTCCGATAGAGTAGTATATGTATCAGGATCACGTAATTTCTGTCTGATAGTTTCCCAATTAGCAATCAGATACTCCTTTTCTTCTGATGTAGCAGAAAAAGCACGAAGAATGTTATGTGAATATCCGTCCGTATAATCTCCGAATCTTGTATTTGCTCTAATCATGGAAGAACCAAGTGCAATGTTAATCACATTCGCACCAAGTCGCTCTCCCGCCATTTTGGGATACGATTTTCCGTTTCCAGTAGAATCAAGAGCGGTATCTTTTCCCTCTGGAATAGATGTACCCATCCAAAGGATAGTCTTTCCTTTCCATTGATTATCATTGATAAGTGTCTTTACAGCAGATTCATTGAGATAACTTTCTACAATATAGGAATAAGGCAATCCCTCATATTCATAACCGCTGTCAATTTGTTCAATACCCGTGTTTTCTTTTACATAATCAATCTGTTCTTTTGTTACTTCAATACCACTTTTCCTTCTTAGCCAAATTAAAATATATCTATTATTTTCATTTGGAGGAATTTCTACACACTTCTGTGTTACTATTGCCTTTGAGGATAGGGCAATAGAACCGATAGTTGGATATTCTGCGAAAGCAGAACATTGTAAATAATATGTGCCACTAGCTATCATACTTTCGCCTCCTTATGCATAAATTGTATCAGATATCCTCTGCATCTTCGTAATCTGGAAGTGTTTTGAGATACTTATAAGCATCTTCAATAGTCATATTCTCTTCATACTCTTTCTCATATGTAACAGCGGCTCTGTACGGTCTGTCACCGTTGCTTTCCATAGCTCTACCAATCTCATCTACATAAGATACTACAGCTATTGAATCATGACTGTTGATTGTAGACTGAATATATAATATTCTGTGATAATTAGTAACTACGCCGTCGCTTTGACGAATTTCTTTTTTTAAAGCCAATTTTATTATTCCTCCTATGAGAATGTTATCTTAATATTAGCCCAGATGCCGCAAGGACTATTGTTTGTAACATCTGTAGTATTTGGCATTGTTGCAAATATATGGATGCAGCCTCCACTAAGCGTTGAGTGTACAGCATATTTGCTAGGTTTGACATATTTTGTTGATGAGCCACCATACAAATACTTATTATTTTGTCGGACCATAAGTCCTCCCACACTTGTTACTGTTACCGTCGGGTTCCCAATTATTGGTTTTGATAATGGAATTATAAAAATGACATCCTTGCCGGAACTCGTAATATATCCAGCAGTACCAAAAGTTGCACTGATCGAATCGCCAGCGCAAAAATATGGTCTCCAAGCCCCTAAATAGGTGGATAAATATATTCTCCCTGCATCCAACTTTATTACGTCTGAAGACACAATCTTTGTATTAGAGTTATCAGCATATATCCCATTTCCAATGCTTTCGTACAAATCAGTATAGGATGTTCCACTTTTTACAGATAACGAGAGACCCATATTATCTTTTGCACTATCATAATATAATTCAAGTGCAGCTTTACCACCGACGTTAGTATTGCCTGCATCTTTTGTTTGCTGTGTTGATACAACAATGTTGTTTTGTGACTTTACAACAGAACCAGTACCATTATAAATAGGGTCTCCATCTTCATTTACTACCTTAATATCTGTAATTCCAAATCGTACAATTTCACTATTATTGTTGCGTACACACATTCCATTTGCGTCAAGTAACGCGTTCTGTCCAAGCGTATTTCCTCGCATATCACCGACAACTAATCCAAGTCCTTCGATATATTTCATGAAGTTAGTTGCAACTTTAGCAGCCTCTGATATCTTGTCTTCCTGACTGCTAAAGTTTTCCTCAGTAACATCTTTAAAGTTCTCGTAGGATTTCTTTACCTTAGTAGCTGTCTTATTCGCTTTAATTGCAACAGAGTCATCCGTAGGTGGTGCTGTAATGTTTCCTGTTAACCATGCTTTTCCGCCGCTGACACGGATTTTTACTATGTCACCTGTCTTGCAATTAATCGCCATCTGTGCGGGGGTTTCATCTGCTCCACCGTCAATGTGGACATATGCCGTTTTTTCGTCAACGCGAAGGACTTTTGCAACCGTGTCGTAAGGCTTTGTTTTGCTTTCTTTCATTGCCGAGGCAATCTCTTTTATGAAATCATTCAATGCTCTCTACCTCTTCCTTTGTCCGGCATCCGTGTTCAAGCGACAAGGTTTGTGATATTATTCTGAATTTTCCAGTAAGGCCATGTCTCGGATAATTTAGAAAGACCACATCGCCTAAAAGAACGTCCTCGAAAAATCGCCGGCTATACTGTATCGTTCTGGCAGGATTCTGCAATTCTTTTAGTTTTCTAACGGCATAAGCCGCTATGTTTTCCCCGGAAGATAATTCAACGCCTGTTTCCGATTTCCACACTTCCCTGCCCCGGCTGACGGTTGATAAATAACTGTCCGGGCTGTCGTCCCGCGCGATGGCTGCGCCGTAATCGTCATGTATTGCCATAAAACAGTTCGGTGTGTCGTACCAATTAAATGTGTCTGTTACATCACACTCTATGATGTCGTTCGCGTTAATTCCCACCGTAAGACTGCTATTATTATCATTTGCGCAGATAACAATACTTCCATCGCCAAGTATTCGCATCCGCCAGCCAATGGCATCTAAAATATGCAGCGCCATTGTGAGCCTTGTTTCCCCATCTTCCGCAACGATATTATCTGTAGTTATCGGCGATGTTCCTTCGACATACACAGGGGCGGGGATGCAATCATTAAGCAGATTTTTAATCTGTTTTGCTCCGCTACCGGCTGGTGCATAATAGCCACGCGGCAGGATTACATCATCTGCCGGCTTGAGAACGGAATAACAGTCAATATTGTAAGTTTCTCTCACACCATCAAGCTTTCTTTCTGGGAAGGCGGTCAGGCCAGTAAATAGCGCTACTTTTGCTCCCGACCCTCCCTGTCTGGCTTGTAGGTAAATGCGGACCCAACACTCATTGTCTGTTATCTTTTCCGTCATTGTGACGGAAGCAGATTCCCTTAAATCTGACGTACTGTCCCGGTCAATACTACCCTCAGTAAATTCAAATTCTTGACGGTCTGTCCACGTCTTAGGGTCAACTGTTGTTAAAATATATCTTGCTGAAAATCCTTTGCTCCAATCCATCACGCCACCTCATTAGGATGTTCTGCGTTCCACTGTTCTTCCGTCACAGCATCCAGTTCTTCCGAATCCACTTTTTTTATCGTTAATGAGAAATCTGTCCTCATTTTATTATCGTGGTCTTTTTTCTCCGACACCTGTATATCGCAGGAAAACGATGAACCATCTGGTGTCCTAACGTGACATATTCCGGGATACGTTGCGAGCCGTCTCATTTGCTCAATCATCGTTGGTTCTGTCAGTGAGATACTTACTGCATCAATTTTTAAATCGCGAGTGATCGCAGGGTTCCAATCGCCTTGCACAGAGCCCCCAAGGTATACTGTCCTCTCAAAATCTTTATCCCACGAATTATCTAAATCAAGGTTATACTGGATTTCGATAGATTCACCGTCAAAATCAATGATTGCCTTTTTATATTCGATGGAAAAATCGCTATATAACCACGCAAACGAACTATCTGACGTTATATAGTCACCGTTGGCAGTTTTATTTACAACCAGTATGCCGCCGTACTCATTTAACGCCGGGTATGGGTCAACATATTTCTGTCCATAAACCCCATTTTCCAGAATCAATTCTGCTCTGTCTACACTCATCCGATACAAGTCGAATGTATCCCCATCAGCATATGTGGTTGGTTTAGCAACAACAATACTCGCTGTTTTGTTGTCTGCAATCGTATTTACAGTGGCCGTTGGTACTTCCGGCTGGTGTTTCCACCGTACAACAAACGGTATCTTTTTTTCTGCCACATGGTCATAAATGTCTGTAAATGCAATCTGTATGCTGTACCTTGCACCGTCATCCATCTGCCCGATCAGGTCGCTTAAGCCAATAGCATAGCTGTCTGTTTCACTGCCAGTAAAACTAGCAATAATTTCATTGGCAAAATGTTGTTCCTTTAATCCGTCCGGGCGCAGAATATAATAATCCTCGTCCCTGACAATCGTTACTTTTGCTGTGCCAGCAGAATCCCCGAAGGAAGGGACTATTGTTAATGGTAGCTGCTCTAAATAATTTGTTGTACCTTCCGATGATTCTGGTACTGTCTGGTCGCTTGTTTCCGTGGTAACATCGCCAGAATTATATGCAGTTGATTCCGAAACAAGATTTGTTGTCACGCTGTTTATCGCAGGTTTTGCAACAATTTCAACAGCCACAGAATCTGACCATGCCCCTTCCTTGCCTCCCTGTGCTGTAACCATTGCTTTTAAATAATGGATTTCTCCTACATTCCATAGATTGCTCAAAAGGCCACTTGCAGTATAGATTTTATTAATGTTTTCAATAGTTTCCGATAATGTCTCCATGCCGGAAGACATCATTAAAACAACGACGTTTCCATCTTTGCCTTTAACTGGCTCATCGTTAACCGCTTCCGCTATTTTTATGCTCGCTTTGCTGTTTCCGGTATAGCCGACACTACAAATAACTGTGTCGTCCATACTAAGATAGTTTTCTGTTGTTGCTAATGTAGGTGTTGTTGGTGTCTCGCTCAGTGATACGGAAACCGTATCAGACCAAGGAGATAGCACTTCTTCGTCCCCGGACGTATCCCGCAATCTTACGCGGAAATAATATGTTTTTGCCGATTCCAGGGACCCGATATGCCACGTTGTTTCCTTGTCCTCTACATCATAAGTAGTTGGGGCGTCCGTACTAATCCATGCGTCCTCATGGTCTGCCCACGCAATGGTAGCCGCATCTGCATTTTTCCACGACCAATCCCATGTTAGTTCCACGGTATCAGATGCCACTGCCATTGCAGTTATATTTTTCGGTGGGACTGCAATCTTTCTTGTTTCCGAGTAAACCCACCCTGACTGCATGAGGGGGCTAAGTTTGTAGGTGATGCCAGATGCTCCGTTTTGAGGTGCAGAAGTTCCGGTAAAATTCTTGAGGGCAATCTGGTATTCAGCGCCGCCGGACACGTCCGGACACGTAACTGTGATTGTCCCTTCTTTGTCGGTGATCGCGATAATACCTTTTTCCTCGTTGTCTATTTTCATCCAGATTGCTGTTTTGGCGTCGGGAACCTCTGTATTTCGCTCAACGTTATTGATGATAAGTGTTGTTCCTGTTGCCGATACCGTATCAAATGACGGGGATTTTAAAGCCCCTCGCGCCGCTACTCGTGGCTCAGAGTATGCATATTTTTTATCGTGCGTACTTTGCACTCTTGTCCACATAACCTGGTCTTCCGCTATGCCATCGTCTGTGTTAAAATCTGCTGACACCGTATAATCATGGTACGCAACAGTTACTCCTGTACTCCATGATGTGCCGGTATACCTCTCTCCGCTTTCCGGCGTGTCTATGGCATATTGTAACTCCATAGAATCCACAGGGCGGTCCCGCGGCGATGCCTGCACCCAGTTTGCCCATACATAGCGGCTAGAGGAGCCTATCTCTTTGCTCCCTGTACTCTGTATATTTGGACGCTCTGGGATGCTGTAATAATGGTATGCATAGCTCCAACCGGAATCTCCGGCACACCCTCTCGATTTTGCCCTTACAATACGGCAAAATGTCTTGTTTTGTGTCGGGGAACCATCCTCTGTTATCGCCCATGTGCCAGACGCTCCCGTATAGGATGCATTGGTAAAGCGAGCGTTTGCAATGGCGCCCTTATAGTTTGTCATTAATGCGGTCTGTACCTGCGTCCTTGCAAAATGCCTTGCATCATTTGCCTCGTATGAGGTATTCCAAGTAAATGCACCTTTATTTGCGCCAGTATCATCAAGAGAATAAGAAACGGAAGGGGCATTTGGTGCATAAATGGTAAATGTCTTTGTGGAATGTGCGGCTGTATAGGTATGCTTTTTATCACTTTTTGTTTTGCCCTTTACCTTAAATTCTATCGCGTTTAATAATTTTGATGAGACAGGATAATAATTTTTTGCATTAAGTGCTACCGTTTTTTTGGTTGCTGATTTTCCCACATTTATTTTCTTCCACTTTGTCCAATCCCATTTAGAAGCACCGGCGTTTTTTGTATGTAGACGATACCATAGCCACTGTCCATCCTCATATTTTTTCGTCGGTATCTTCCAAGATATTGTAAATTTCAAACCGTCTCTCGATATAGACAGACCGCTAGGAGCAGCAGACTTTTTCTTTGCCATTATGCCATTTTCACCTGCCTTCTAAGTTCACTTGCCATTCTTCTTCCCCATTCTTCTGGGTTATCTGCACCGTTTACAGTTACGTTAATAGTTACATCGTTTTTCGTTCCCTGTGTTGCCTCTTTGATATCGTTCATCAGTCTGCTACGACCGTACAGCATCTCGTCTCCTGCTTCTCCTGCTCCAAACAATGTGGCATCAGAAAATACATATGGACTTTCCATAGCCTTTTTATACCAGCTAATATGGAACGATGGCAGGGAACCCTTTCCCCCAATACCGAACGGAGCTTTTCCGCCGGAAACACTCAGGTGCGGTAGGTTTAGGTGTGGAAGAGACCAGCTAAACTTTAAGGCGCTCTTAAACCGTCCAGGGAAGCTTTTTACAAGGGATACTGCCTTAGTAAAGATACTTTTAACAGCCGATGGTATCTTAGTAAATGCTCCTTTTACAGCCGATAAAATACCATTTCCCTTAAATGCTCCCTTGAATCCGTTTACAGCATTTTTAGCGGCACCCTTTAAAAGGGAAGGGAGATTTTTGACCCCTTTTATTATGCCGGTAACAATGTTTTTACCAAGCGAAAACCAGTTAAACGCTGTAAATACGCTTACGATTGCTGTGATAATCTTCGGTAAATTAGCAATTAATAACGGAATCGCACGAACTAAGCCAATCGCTAAATTTGTTATGATTGTTACTCCTGTTGCAAGGATTTTTGGCGCATTATCGTTAATAATGCCAGCCAAATTCGTTATGATTGTAGGTACATATGCAATCAATACAGGAATAGAATTAATCAGCCCTTGAGCAATATTCTGGATAAGTGTCAGGCCTGCATTTATCAATTTGCCTGCGTTGCTCCTCAATGACTCTGTAAATTGTGTCAGCATCGGCAACGCCTGCCCCAAAAAGGTCGGGATGCCCTGAGTCATGCCGTTAGCGATAGTCGTCAGCAAATTAACTCCGACCGATGTAAATACATTTAGCCCTGTGGAAATCGTAGAGGCAAGATTATTTAACAGTTGGCTGACAGCAGTTGTAATACTGCCAGAATTTTGAGTAACGCTTGAAATTAAACCGTTTATGAGGTCGCCGCCGATTTTTGTCAGCCCCGGCAACTGGCCGCTAAAATTAATCGCATCTTGCGCCAGTTTGGAAAGGGCGCCGCTTATGCCGCCAGATTCCATCGCCTCAGCTAATCCACTAACCTCGCTTGTTATACCTTTGATGGCACCACGGATAGTACCCGAAAAGGTATTATAAAAAGCAAGTTGCAGGCCTTCTGTGGCGCTAGATAGCAAGGTTATGTCGCCCTGCAAATTATCTAACTGCGTAGCCGCCTGTTGTGCTGCGGAGCCGGAAGAATCCTGTATTCCTTTCCAAAATTTTTGCACAGTCGCATCACTCGATGCGGTCATTTTATTAAACGCCTGTAAGCCTTGCGTTGTAAAAATCGTTGCAAGAGCATTGTTTTTTTGTTCCGCTGTCATACCCTGCAAAGAGCCATTAAGCTCGTCTACGAGGTCGTTAAAATCTTTTGCCTCGCCGTTTAACTTATAGGCGGATACATCTAACTGATCTAAAGCTTTTGATGCATCATCAGTCGGAGTATATAAGTCCGCCATTGCCCTATTTAATGCCGTAGATGCCTCGGAGCCTGTCACGTTCTGCTCTGCCAAGCGAAGCAAGGAAAGCGTGACACTGTCCGCCGCTTGACCGTAGTTTTTCGCTGTGGCAGCAGAACCGGAAAAAGCCTCTCCAAGGCCTCTTACGTCCGTATTAGCAAGAGTAGCACCCTTTGCCATCAAATCGGCATAGTAAGATGCGTTACTCATCGAGTCACCAAAGCCTTTTACAGCTCCGGCAGTATATGATGCCGATTCTTCCAGACTCATAGCACCGGCAGAGGCAAGGTTAAGTACCGTTCCGATACCGCTAATCTGCTCATCCGCCGACAAGCCAGCCTGAGCAAGGATATTCATTCCTTCCGCCGCTTCCGTTGCGGTGTACTTTGTTGTGCGCCCCATTTCCTCAGCCTTGGCTTTGACGTTCCCTATTTTGTCTACGGTTGTTCCCATAGTAGCTGCTACCTGAGACATTGCAGTATCAAAATTCATTCCGGCATCTATTGATGTTTTTGTAAATGCAACGGCGGCAGCAGAGCCGGCCACCATAGCTGTTTTAGCTACTTTCCCGACCGCTTTAAATGCCCCGCCAATTTTTGATGTGGACGAGCTGGCGTTACCTTCTGCGTCTTTCAGCCCCTGCTTATATGCGGTGTCTTTGATTGCCAGAGTGACAAACAATTCCATCACATTCAATCACTCATCACCACCAATCCGGCTTTTTTAATGACGTCCGCGGCTATTTCTTCGCCAGTCTTTGTTACTGTTTGCTTTTTATCGCTATTAATTAAATCAAAAAATGATACATAGAGATATTTCCCACCGAACGCCTGCGAAATACTTTCGGTTACATATTTCAGCCCATCGGCCATGTATCGTTTGTAAATTAATTCCTCTGTGTCGTCTAAAATCTTAGCCTTGACGTACAGCAAGAATCCCTTTACGCTTCTTCCTCTGTATTCTCCTGCGCATCGCCAGAGGGTTCTTCTGCTGCGCTTGTTGGCGCTGAGAAAAAAAGCTGACGTACCTCCGGCTCATTGATGAGGTCAACCATGCCTTTGATAATGTCCATTAATTTATGCTTTTTCTTGTATTCCTCAACACTCTGCAATTCAAACGCTGCTAAGATTCCAATTACATCATCTTTGTGTGTTTTTAACAGCCTAGGAGCTGTTTTAGCACCCCTAGCAAAGACTTTGATATATTTCTCCCCTTCCTGCGGTACAAGCTTCTGGCACAGGCTGAGCGCATCATCATCGTCTGCAATGTTACCGATATGTTCGAGGGAGTTCGCAATGGCTTCTAAACCCTGTTCTGCTGTTAATTCTGATAATTTCATGCTTTACCTCCTACGCCGCTTCGCCTGTTTTGATATAAACCTCGTAAGGTACTGTCTCTGCGTTCTTAATGCTGTAATGTCCTGTGTATTCGAAATCAAAATTTCCTTTGGATTTATCATCTGATTTAATCTTAAATCCGCCCGTTGAGAGTGCATTCATAATTTTGATTGCGATAAATCCGGCGGAATCCCCGGAATTTTCGTCCGAATAGTCGCCAATCCACCAAATATCCTTAAAATCTTCTGCCTTTAAATCTGCCCTTGGTGTTACTTTGTTTCCCGCTACGTCTGCCGCCGCCATAAAACTTTTAGCCTGTGCGGTATCCATTGTAACGGCTGTGCCTGATAATTTTACTTCGATAGATTCGATTTCCTTGAGTTCCATCGTGTTTTTAGGCACATTATCAATGTCTTCCCCGAAATCCGTAAAGGATGGCTCCGCGCTAAAGCTACAACCGCCGCTGGTTGCCATGAGGATGTTAGTTGCTGTTATGGCACCCGTTTCCGGCTCAAAAGCTGATACAATAATACCGGCGTTAATCTGTATTTTTTTGAAAAGGTCAGAAGGTACCTGCGTATACTTCATTTGCTCACCTCATTAAATAGTTATAAATTGCATAGTTATTACTGTGTATCTGCGTACTATTGACGAGTCAGCTTCATCGACTAAAGGAGTCCAAGGCTGGTCTTGCGACAGAAAAATGATTCCATCATCGCACTTGACCGTGGTTCCTCCTTGCAATCTGTCACTGATTTCTTTCGCCTTTTTATTTGGGACTGCCTCAGATTCTGTGTGGTACCAGACATTTACGACGCTAGCGGCGGCCGCACCTGTCCACCAATTTGCTATAATCGGTTCGTATGTGATAAAAGGGAAAGCGGTATCTTCCGGCACCCTGTTAGACGGATATGCAGTTATGCCGAAGGATGACCAAAATTGATATAGTGCCGCCGTTGGGGTCATGACGTTAACTCCCACTTCTCCGCCATGACCTGTGCTATGTCTAAATTAGACGACGCAGGGGTTTCTTTTTCTCCTGCATTTGATGTAACTCTAAAAATTTTTCCGTCTTTTGTTTTTAATACATCATGATAGCTCAGCTTTACTGTTTTAGCTGTAGTAATTGTATATGTTGCTGTTACACCCTCTTTTTCCGCCACTCTGGCAGACATAGAGGTATCTCGGACTATTGCCGCCTGTATTTTAGCGCCCTCGACCCACTCGGTGATAAATCCACCCTCGCCGTCAGAAGTACGCTTTTTATCCATGAGTATGCAATCCTGTAAAAATTCATTGATTAAACTCATGCCATTTTCCTCCATGGGTTCAGGCGTGCTCTAAATACATCCTGCCACGTGTAAGCCTCGCCTTTAGAATTTGTTGCCCTGCTGTACGAATAGCCGCCAAATGACTCTGACTGATACGCTCCTGAATTTCCATTTTTTGCCTGCCACTCGCTGATTTCGTCCACTAGTGATAAAAACGGTTTAGGGATAGCCAGTGGAACCACTACGCCGTCAAACGTCTCCTCCTGTAACGGGGCAGTATTGCCTTTGTGATACTGATAAACCCCGTCATTAAAAATAGAACCGCTTATCAAATAATACTGCCCGTCCTGTAACGGGAGGCGGATCGCGGTGTCAGAATAACGTAGATCTTTGGTGTCTGTCGTTGCATCTATGTGCGTGTCAAAAAGCAATTCCCCGATTGTTATTTTGCCTGTGATTGCCGCTCCTTTGACTGGAAAGAAATTGTGAATATGATTCATGACTTCGTAAAGCACTCAATCAACCCCTTTTATTTTCCGTTCGAACTTGCTTCCGAAACGGTGCTTGATACTTCTGGGATGGTATCTGTAGTTCCGACAGTAACTACGCAAACACCGTCAAGGTATTCTGCCCACAACTTCATGCCCATAATGGCGTATGTTTCGCCTGTGGCATTTGTATAGTTGCCGCCTGCGTGGAATCCAATCAGATTTGTTTCGCCAGATGTTGTGTAGTCCAGGCCAAGTTTTTTAAAATCACTATCGCCGGGATCAATATAATACAAGTCAATATTTTCTACAGGTGTTGCAATAACAGTTTTTGCCGGGATGTAGGCGTCAGGGAGGAGGAACAGTGTAGAGAAACCAAAGAAGTCTTTGATATACTGCAATCCAAACATTGTCTGCACAGTAATCTCTTTATCACCTAACCAGTCGTAAAAATCCATTACATTTGCAAATCCTACGACTTCGGTTACATTTCTGTTCATGCCTGCGAATTTGTTGAGTACAGCACCTTTTGCGATTGCAAGTGCTTTCTGCCATTTTTTCTGCGTTCCCTTTAATGTTCCTGTTTTTAAAAACGTGTAGAAATCTTTCAAAACCTTGTTCTGCAGCTCAACCATAAAGGCATCATCTGTCTTTTCGATTGCAACGGTTGCGCCCCATTTTGCCACAGACTCAAGAGTTAAAGATTTAGCGTATTTTTCTACAACAATATCTTCTCTCTTGCTTTCCACAACTTTAAACTGTGTAAAAGGGATTGCCTCGCCCTCACCTACGCTTGCGCCGCCCTGTAAAGCTTCATCTTTCATCTGCGCTTCGTAGGTTACTAAGCTAGTGCCCGGCTCTTTTCTAATAGGTCTAAAGATTCCCAAGATGGTTCTTAATGCATCCCAGTTTTTTTCAAATCTTGTTACAAAATCAATTTCTCTCGCTTTGAGAGTGCTATCTGTATTTAATACAGTGCTAGTAGTTACTCCTGGCATTGTTTACTCCTTTCAAAATCCAAAAATTTCGTGATTTTCCGCAATCGCTTTCTGACGTTCGCCTGCATCTTTAATTTCCATGATTTCTTTCTTGGTCATTTTCCCCGGTTCTCCTCCCGGTGGATTTGATACGTTAGCGCCCTGAGTTTTTTCAGTTGTAATATAATCGGCATACGCTTCTTTGATGCCTTTTTCTACCTCTGTTGCGTTCTCAAGTTTGCCGTCAGTTCCGATTTTTAAATTATCAATAGTCTCTTTTGATGCTTTTAATGCAAGGTTAATTACCTTGCTAGACACGCCGGAATCCTCAAGCATCTTTTTGTATGCGGCTTCTTTCGCATTGTAGGACGCTTTCTTGTCCTGTTCGGCTTTGTAGCTCTCAAAACCTGCGTGTTCCTTCTCGTACTTGCCTTTCCAGTCGTCCTTTTCATAGTCCTCCAATTTCTTCTGGAGGTCTGGGACTTTCTCTGCATCCTCTTTGTATTTACTAATCTCACCCTTGAGACCCGTAACGGTTGCAGAATGTTCTTCGATGATTGCGGAAATCTGTTCGTCTGTAAGTGTCATGCTTTTCAAAAAAGCTCTTGTTAATGCCATTTGATTTACTCCTTTTCTTTGAGGGATTTCTTTCCCTAAATGACTTTATATGTAAATCACAGTACTTCGTGATTACTTGCTAAATTCTTTCGCGGCCTTAAGGGAATTTGTCCCGAACTTGCCATCGTTTTTCAAGTTACAGCGCGACTGGAAAATTCTTACCGCGTCTTCCGTCTTCTCTCCATACTTGCCATCGGTTTTTAATTTCGCTCCGATTGCCCAGTTTAGAAAATCCTGTAATTTTGTAATTTCATTCTGTGTGTCTTTTAATACCGTGATACCGTCTAAAAACTTGTAGTAGCCTCGTGGCGGCAATTTAGGGAATCCCCCTGTGTATTTAACATTTTTCGTTGTTTCTTCCTTCTGTGCCGCCGCCGGGAAGTCATGATATAAAATATTTAAATCAAACTTGCCGCCGTTGCCGGTTGAAACCTTGTCCGGAAACACGCCAGAGCTGGTATACTGCCACGCCATAAGGTTAGACACGCTTGCGGGCTTGTAAGATTTTTTCGGCGTTGCCTTAAATGCCATGCGGTTATAGCCTTTGTAATAACGTGCAATCCACCAGTTTTTACACTTGACCTTGTTTTTGTCAATATGCTCCGCAAAGTATGATTTGCCAGTGTAAACGCCGAATTTATACCCTCTTGACTCAACGACAGTCTGTGCCGCGTTGATGATTGATGCAATCATGCCTTTTGTCAGCTTAGCTTGTACTTTGTCCTCAATATCAAACCAAACGCCGTATTTAAAATGTTTCTTACTAATTTTGTCGAGGATGTCGCATACAAGTTTCATGTCTGACTTAGCTTTCGCCACTGTAGTAGCGTATGTGTAGTTATACACGCCCCATGGGATACCCAATTTCTCACACTTTTTATAGTTCTCCTCAAATTTTTTATCTTTGCCTAAATCCTTGCGGATAATCTTAATAATTGCACCATCGCAACCGTATTTCTTTACTTTCTTCCAGTCAATCGTGCCGTTGTATGCAGATACATCAATAATTTTTCTCTGCGTCATTTTCTCACCCTTTCCATCTCAGCACATATAAAATCTTCTGATTTCCATTGATAACTCTGTGTATTTTTTTATATGTTCCGCCTGCTTTTTTAGTGTTAGTGCTAGCCTTTCCGGCGTCCCACCACACCATTTTGTTGTCGTCATTAACGCCTGCAAAAATGTTAGTATGTAGGCGATAAAAGCAAATGTCTCCGGGCTTTAATTTGTTTTTATAATCCCGGGGTAATTTATTTACTTTTATCAATCTATATCGTTTTGATATAGCCGTTTTTGTTCCTGCGCCCTTATAGATAACTGTTCCGTTCCTGTTGCAATAAAACAGTTGTCCCGGTTTGAGGATGCCTAATTGCTGTAGACAATAGCAAACATATGATGCACAATTACTTACCTTTTTTTTCTTTGCGCCTGCCCAGCTATTCGCCACGCCCTGAGAGTATTTAAACTTTTTATCAGTAAAATACTCCGCCGTTTCTTTTGCCTTGACGAGTAAAGACAATCTGTCCATTATCCCATCGCTCCTTTTAATTCGTTTGCAATAATTGCTGTATATTCTTTCGCGTAATTTGCCGCCGCCGGTTTTAAATACGGCTGCGCCCTCTGACCGTTTGTGATGTGCCATTGTCCCTTATCGTCCTGATAAGTCCACGGGGTCTTTCTTCCTCCCTTGTAATACACGCCAGTTCCCAGTTCCACATAGGCGGCATATTCTTCGTTACTTCCTATTATCTCTGTGAGATTTTCCAAGTCAGTCCGATGCGTAATGCTATTTCTCAACGCGCCCGTATCGACCGGGCAAAGGTCTTTTGCGTGCCCCTCTGCGGCGGCTCCTGCCTGCTCTAATGCTCTTGCAAGTGCCATCGTGGTCTTGAGTATTACTTCGTCTACATGGCTTACAACATCAATATCCGCCATTATATTCGCCCCCTTTGCGTTGCTAACCATTCGTAATAGGTCATGTCTTCTACAACTTCGTTTCTGCCTGTTTCCAAATTCTTAACGCGTATCATTCGTGGTTGTGCCAGTTCGGCGGGCAGCGCAGTTCGTTGCGTGCATCGACAGTTATAAACCTCCGCCGGGATTCCGCTTGGGTCTCCCGGATACATAAGACCGTTTGAGTAAGCCATGTTAAACGGTACTTCCTCGCCGTCTAACGCTCTGTGACTATCTCGTGTCCTCAAATCTTTTGTCGCTGTCCAATGCTTAACTACATCAATCCCCATCTGGTAGGCTTCCTCGTATGCCGCCTGCCTGCCTCCATTCTGCGCTCCTGTGAATGCTGTGCGGGCGTTTCTAATTGCGGCAGTATGATTCATACCTGCAACGTCTTGGAATCGCCCTGCGAGCTTTTTTATGCTGTCGCCCTGTAAAATTCCTTGCAGTAGTGCATTTTGCAATTTCTTTTTATTCCAATGCACGTCCTTACTTTTTAGTATCCTACGCGGCGGAAGAATCTTCTGCTTTCTGACCGTCAGCCGCTTAACTGTGTGTTCGTCAACCAAATTAAATGCAATATCTCCAATCTCTTTTATCTGTCTGTCAGGTACAAGAGATTTAATCATGTACGCCTCAAAATTGCGATTGAGGGCAATCACAAGAGGGGTCTTTTCGTTGATATACGCTGCGGCAATCTGGTTTGATTCCGTCAGTCTCTGCGCCATATCCTCGCGCAGCGCCTCCCACCTCTGCCCTCTGCCATACTGATTCATCAGCCATGCTTCAAACTCTTTTTTGCTGTATTTCCCTGCCTGGTATGCCGCATATTCTTTGGCGTATCGTCTGGAAAACTGTTTAAAATAGTTTCTCGCTTTGCTGTCAAGCTCTTTTTCAGCCTGCTTATATACGTCTGCTAACCGTTTTTCTAACTTTTGTAACTCCTGCTCTGTCCACTTGTCGGATGGATACATGACTACTCATCCCCTTCCGGGTTATCTTCCGGCGTATCTGGTTCAGGTGGTTCTGTGTAGCGGTTATATGATTCTTCGTCCAGCTTTTTCAAAATGTCCGACACTTCCTCCGGTGCAACAAACGGTAATTTTTTCAGGATGGTTTCTTCATCCAGATAATTTGCTGCCTCAAGAATCATGTCTGTTCGTTCCTTCTCGTTACTGATTCTGTTCCGCTTAAATTGCGGTTCGTCATCAATTCCTGCAAGCTCCAGAATCTTTTCGATCGCATCGCCTACGAAGTACTCAAAATCATCTGCATTGTCGTCTAGTGGCTGGTATGCCGCGTCGATATGGTCGTTTGTTGCTCCGGCGGCTATGGTGTGTACATCCAGCGCCCCGAAGTCCTCATAAATTTCTGACCGCATCTGCGTGAGAAACTCTTTTCTGGCGGTATACGGCGGCTCTTGTGTGTATGCCTGTACCTGCCCTTCCTCAGCCTTTGCGATGTGCTGAAACTTGAGCCGGTCCCTAAACTCTGCCAGCTCGTCATCCGTCATACCGTCAGCGTTGGAAATGAGCCAATACATCTGTGCACAGTCGTCTAAATCATTAGCAAAACCACTTTGTACCGCATCGTAGGCATCAATCTTTGACTGCATTCCCCTCAGGGTGCTTATATGTCTTTTGTTGCCAAACATCGGCACAATAGGTAGACTGCTATAATTTTCTTCCCCGATGATTTCGGGTTCCAAATTATTAGCAACCTCGACTCTTTGTCTGTATGCCCGCTTGGGAGCGGTCTCTTTCAATTCTCCAAATTTGCTTTCTGCACTGTAGGTTGTATAGCCATCTATTTCGTATAGCACAACCTTAAACGGTTTCTGCTCGTCCAGCTGCCAGAATCTTATGCCTGCCATCAATGCTCCTGTGTCCTCGTCCCACATTGGGGCGAACTGTGTGAGGGGAAATTCGTGCACGTGGTCCACATTCCAGAACAAAAAGGACTGACCATGAATTAACGCATCGTATGCTGCCTCTTTAATTCTTGTGTCAAACTTTTTGCCCAGTTTATCCTTGACACTCATGTCATTAAAAAAGACGCCGTTTCCTAGACTGTACGAACAACGCTGTGTATTTAATTTGTGAAAGAAATTAGAGCATATCCGTGCGTTAGACGAAAAATTATCTATCTTTTTTTGACCTAGCAAGGTGTAATAAACACGCTGGAATTGCAAGATAGTCTCATTTTCCTGCGCGTCATACTTGTCCGCCTTTAACGCCTCTTTGTATGCTCCCGTACTCTCGTGGAATTTTATAAACTGATTTATAAATTGCCCTTTGTCTTTTGCGGCAACAAAATCTTGATATGATAGATACATTGTTATCACCCTAGAATTGATTTGTATTGTTTTGTTCGGCTGCGCTTGACGAGTTTTAATGTTTTTACAAGATACCTGATAGCATCCATTGCGTGGTCTGACTGTTTTATAACTGCATCCCTGCCTTTGTCAGCCGCTGTTGGGTCCCATGCATAGATGCCAAATTCCTCGATCGTGTGTGTGCAAGACGGGTCAAACGATAATTTGTCTTGTGTCAACATCGTCTCAACATCCGCTATCCCATCGTTAACAGTGTTATCCGCCTTTTTGACCTTATGCCCTCTACTGCGTAGCTCCACAATGAGAGCGGCAGCGGATGGGTCAACAATGACTAAATCATCTTTCTGCCCGTTTAGCGTGTCCTCTAGTCCTTTTACTAGCTCACTGACTGACTTCATGCGGTTGTTCTCTCTGCCTGAATAGTAGTACTCTTTTATGCAATGCCAGTTACCGGTATCTACTCTTTTCTGCCAGACGAGGAATACGGTAGCGTTCTGCATACCAAAGTCGGAGCTAACAATTATCTCTCCGCTAGTCTCTGCTTTGCAAACGTGTCTTGTCTCCGAAAACATATCGTACACAAGACCTTCTGCCACCGCCCAGTTGCCTAGTATGTAGCGTTGGTACCTGTGTGTCCCGGAGTACTCTTTTATTAACTCATCCACTACCGCCGGAGGCAGGCAGCCATCGTGTATGTTGTACGCCTGCTGGAATATATCTGCATCGGAATCCAGAAAGCCTTTGAACCAGTGTTTCGGTCCCGCCGGGTTGCACGTCCCATCAAAATGACTGTGCGACGTTCTGAGACGAGATTTTAACATCTCGAAAACTTCTTGGTTCCACGTCGTCACCTCATCGCCATAGGCGTACTCGATTGTTGCCCCCTGTATCCTTGCAACGTGCTTCTTGTTGTCAGCACCTAGTGCATATACCTTTTTGCCAAATAGCTGTACTGTGTTGTCGCTCCGTATCTCACCAACTAGCTTTTCTCCCCAAATCTCTCGCATGGGGTCAAGTATGTTACGTTGTAGCGTGCCTCTGGTGTTTCCCAACATCACAGCCAGCCCTAATCCTTTTAGGTGTGTCAGGCGTTGAGGAATTACGACTGCGTAATCCACAAAGGATTTCCCGGAGCCTGTTGCTCCGGTCTTTACGTTCCAACGATGATTACAGCCTTGCAGGTATTCTGCCTGCTTGCTAGTCAATGGCACTATCGACACCCCCAAGGATTTCAATAGCTTTCGCCAGTGCTTTGTCACTTGCACTCTCTGACTGCGGCTTATCACGCCATTGTTCTGGTTTTCTGTTCTTCAACCAAAATATCTGTGCTGTTGTGTCCGGTGGAATATGCTTCTTTGTTACTTTTCGTTCCGTCATTACTCCACCTTCGTACTTTTCGCTCGTCTCCTCGTAGCTGTACCCTAGTGCCCGTTGTAACAGGCTTTTTTCTACCTGCCTATCCACAACATCTTTTCCCTTTTTTAAGGTATCGGCTAAAATTGGAAATTTTTTCTTCCATGTATATAAGGTATCTGGGTTAATACCGATGTTTGCTGCGATCTCTTTATCTGTGCATCCATCTCGTGCCCATCCCTCTAGCTTAAGCAACCCTTCTTGGGTCAGCCACTCCTGGTATTTACTTATCCCATTTTGGGGTCACCTCCTAAATACAACCATAACCCCGTAATGGATTGTTTACGGGGTTATATGAAAGGAAAGAAAATATGAAAAAAATCGTTTACACCAGTTGCATAGCGCAACTAGATACAAGTATAAGGAATTGCACCTTAACAGCCGCCGGGGTAAGACTAATAAGCGGCTGGTCCCTAAACACTTGTAGACCCGCAACCTGTATGGAACGCAAGGCACCGTGGGATAGGTGTCTTGCGTACTCTCTTTTACGCGGATGAGAGTTTACACTTTTACCACAAAAAGATAGAGGAGGTTATGTCTCACAAAAAGTTACCAGTACTCGTCCGTACAAGTGTATTGTACGACATCTTTTAAGCCACGTTAGACAAACATAAAAAAAGAGGGGGAAATAATTCCCCCTCTCTAATATCCCGCATATTTCCCAGCCAAATTGGCGAAAGCACTAAGCCATCTGCGTATAGTCATTTCTGCATATCCAAGCTTATCCGCCGCCCCTGCTATCGTGTATCTATCCTCAAAATACACCAGCTGTACAGCTTTCATTCTGTCCTCACCGTTGTCCATACCCTCTGTCTGTTTTATCGCCTTGTTAATAGCGTACATCCATAGGGCTGACTGGGCTGTATTTTCTGCAATCAGTTTGTCTGGGTATTTTTTTACCTGCTTTACTGCGTGTCCGTACCAATCATGCTTAGGATTGCTCATCGTTCTATCTCCCCGTTTCTTCCAACTTTTTTAAACCTCACTCTTTGTAGCGCGTCAGGGTACTTTGTTGTATTGACTCCCGAAAAAAATTGTTTTAAATCTCTACTCCATGTAAGTTGGGAAGGTGTAAAGTCTTTGTATATTACTTCTATCTCAAGAGACTCGGAATTTACTACAACGTCCGTTACGATATATAATTCTCCTTTGAAGTGCCTGTATATACAACCAGTCATTTCTTCTTTCAAATATTGAGCGTCCTTCTGAATTTCCATTACGTCGGTAGAACGCCTTGTATCATATACAGCAGTTAACATCTTTCTTCCTCCTTTTAAATATACTCATTTCTTTTTTCCTTTCTTGTCTTCATGCTTCTATACGTTTTTTCGCTTTACAAATAAACTTGTTATTTCCTCCTGTTTAAAAATATGTGAGCGTATCCGTGGCGTTGTTTGCCATCAACTCGACTCGTTTTAAATATCTTAACTGATTCTGGATGTATGCATCGGAGTCTTTGCCTCCGGCCGCTCTCCAGTCAGCTATTCGCTTATCAACATCTTGCAGTACATTAATCGGAATCATATCAAGATTGATATCTTCGAGACTAAGCTGTTTCATCTTTTTGCTCCTTTCATATATGCTCATGTGGTTCAAACGGTTCTGCGTGTTTTTCAGCTTCCTGCTCAACCAATCGGTTATACTGCTCCACAAATTCGTCCTCGCTTATATTACCTTGCATGAATTTTTCTGATATGCTCATGTAGGTGTCTGTTTTTGTTGCGCTGCTGTCCATTTACGCCTCCGATCATGTATCAATTTCGCTCCAATCAAATTTACAGCCACATTCGCCGCAGTATTTATTCCTGCTTTCTGCATCCGCCATTACTTGCCTTCCACACAAGGGACATTCATAATCAATGTCTCCATTTAATGCATCTAAGATAATCGGTTTTACTGGTTTGAGCTGTCTTTTCAGTAGTTCCACCACTTCCTCGCATTGTTTTTCATTTTCGCAGCTAATAGTAATGTCATTGCTATCATCATATTCGCTAAATGTTCCATCTTCGTTCTGGATAAGCATAATTTCTTTGTCCTCTAACATCTTTCATTCCCCCTTATTCTTCCACACACTTTCGTCCATTCCCCCGCAAATCTCTTTTCCTCCAAGTCGTTTGGGAAAAACTTTGTTTTTTTGTTTTTGTTTCCTCTGTTTCTCAACTCCCTTTCTACGGCTTCAATTTTCCCTTTTGATTTGGGTGTTTTGCGTAGTTCGCTCATTGCTTCCCTTAGTTCCTGCTCTGTGCATTCCACCAAGAATGCAGCTCGGTCAAGGCTTGGTATTTCATATAGTTTTTTCGCTATTTTGTTTTGTATTTTAGCAAAATCTTCGTCTTTCAGCCCGTATGGCATTTTTATTTCTCTTCCTCCTTCATCATTAACTCAACCCATTTTCTCGCTATTTCTTCTTGTGTGTCTTTAACATCGTCCCACGCGTCTGTGTTGCAGGCTAGTATTTCACAAATCAATATAACTTCTGCCATATTTTTACGTAAAGCAGCCTCTGCTTTTAACACTTCCGCTGGGGTTGGGTTAAATCCCATAATTGTCGCACGCATCGTTGCGGCTTTGGACAATTCATCCGCCGTTTCTGTTAATTTACCAAACAATGTGCCTATTTCTAAATGTTCTAACAAATAGTCTTCCACTTCACTGTTTTGCATTTCTTCTACTTTCATTTTCTTTCCTTTCCCCTCCGGAATAAATCCGGAGGAATCAATGGCATATAACTCCTCATGGAACCGTTAACGTGTTTCTGTAATGTGTATCTATCCTTAACCCCGGAGGGTGTCCAGCTTTAATATCTTACCCAGTCAAACGGCAATTTATTTACTAGTAGGCAAGCCGCGCCCTCCTTTCCTACCGCAAAAAGGCAATTTCGGCAATATTTATGCTCGTTGCAGTACTTCTTGAGTATTTTCGCCGCTTTTCTTGCTTCTGAGTCTCCTGTTTTTTTCATTACGCCACCTCCCTGATCGTGATGCCATACCGTTCAAGCATCAGCTTTCTCTTGATGATGTATTCCGGATTTTTTCTTGTGCGCGGGGATTTTACGTCCTCAACAACAATCTTTCCCTCTTTGTCTGTGTAGCGGAAATCTGCTGTATATGATACGGGGCGTTCTGTAGTGCCATCCTCTCGTTTCTGGCTGCCTATAAGGATGTATCTAGCCTGTCGCTCTAATCCTGTAATTTTCCCCGCTTCTTGCATCGCCGCCAGTTCTAAATAGCGATGCATTTCTTTTTTACTGTCAAACTTTCCGGCTGTCGTAAAAATCTTTTTATTTTTAAATTTGTTCACAGGTAATTCCTCCCAAATGTTTTGATAAATTCTTCCCTCGTTCCGTTGTTCTCCTCCCAGTACTTCTGCGCCAGCTCCTTGAGGTACCTGTCTAGTGGTCCGTTGGGATTGCGATGCACTGCCTCGCCGCCGTTGGTATGGTGATTTAAACATAAATAAACTGTAAAACCATACTTTTCGGCTTGTTTTCTGTTGCTGCTGCCATATAAGACGTGATGCCTATGTAAATTTTGGGTTGTTTTGCAGAAAAAACACTCTTTTTTAGTTTGTAGTACGCTATTCATCGCTAGAATCCTCGCTTGTGAAATGATATTCCATTAAATCAGCAATCATTAGGTATTCTTTTGCTATTTTTCCGTTTCGTGTTTCTTTTACCTGTTTTCTAAATCCTTCCAAGTCTCCATGGAAGCACCCGCAATTAACCATTATTTTTTTATTTTTGCCCCTATAAAAAGTTGTGCAGCGGAATTCTGTTCCGAAGCCCTGTACTAATGCATAATCTGCGTTGCCGTAAACCCATGCGTTGCCGCAAACTCTTGCGTCGCCGTAAACCTCTGCGTTGCCGGAAACCTCTGCGTCGCCGTAAACCCTTGCGTTGCCGCGAACCCATGCGTTGCCGGAAACCCTTGCGTCGCCGTAAACCCTTGCGTCGCCGTAAACCCATGCGTTGCCGGAAACCCTTGCGTCGCCGTAAACCCTTGCGTTGCCGTACACCTTTGCATCGCCGTACACCTCTGCATTGTCGAAAACCTTTGCATCGCCGTACACCCTTGCATTGTCGTACACCCTTGCATCGCCAGACACCCATGCATTGCCGGACACCCTTGCATCGCCGGACACCCATGCATTGTCGTACACCTTTGCGTTTCCGAAAACCTCTGCATCGCCGGAAACCCATGCATTGTCGGCTTGCGATACATTTTCCTCTTTCTCTACATATCCTCCAAGTTCTCCAGCTTTCACGTTTCCAAATTCAACCAGCGCTTTAATTCTAAATAATTTTTTTCCAAACATATTTGTGATAAATTCTGTTGTTAATTCAAATTTTTTCATTTCTCTTCTTCCTTTCTTGGCTTCCATTTTCCTAGTATTTGTTCCAATTTTCTTGGTGTTAGCGTTTCGATTCCTAAGTCTTCCGCTTCCTGTATTGTTCCTTTGATTAGCTCACTCATTTCCCGGCTGTCGTAGGTATGTGAGCCTCTCATGAGCCTGTAAAACACTACCTCTTTGCCTTTTTCTAGCCGCCGTCCTATCGCAACCGTGTGAACGTCCTCTTTTTTATACATGATATCGGTCGGAACATTGGTTTTTAAAACTGCTATGTCCCCTTTTATCAGCTCCGGCTGTCCGTATCTGCCTATCATCAAATTTTTGGCTTCTGCCTTACTCGTACCGACTTTCTCCGCTATTTTGGCGACCAAGACATGGAAATAGGCGTTTGCCGACAGGCTTCTTTTCTTGCGGAACGGTTTAATTATTATGGACAACTTTTCCAGCTTTTTCAGCTCGTCCACGCCCTTTATAAACCGCTCCGCCTCGTTGATTTCCAGGGTAACTGTTATCTTTTTGCTAAAATAATCCACTGCTAAGTTTTTTATTTTTCCAGTTAAATCCATGCTATTTCAGTCCTAATTCCTTCATGGCTTCAGCATATTGTTGCTGTGTCGTCTGATACAGTGATTTTAAACCTCTTTGACTTGCCCATTCTTTAATCTGGACTTCTGTCATTCCTTTTTTTTGCATCAGATCATAGAGCCGTTTTGCTTCTTTCTCTGTGACAACCTCGTTGCGTTTATATTCGTCTGTATCCGCATCTTTGGAATCGTCCAGAAGAAACAAACTATTTAATGCGTATTTTCTCGCGTAGCTCGATGCTGACCCGGTAACTTGTGCTGCGTCCATCTTTTTTTTGCTTTCTTCCTCTCTGGCGTATGCTGTAGTGCAAAAACTGCCCTCACTTTCTATGTCTTTCAAAACCACTGTCGCCTTTATGTAAAATCGGTTGCCCAGCATAATAATTTCGTCGCTTACGGCTAATATTAATCCTTCCCTGTCTAATAAAGGCTTTACTGCCTCGTAGATGTCCTCTAAGCTCCTATAACTATAGCCGCCGTACTCACTGTATCTATTTTTTGGCACCTTTAATTCTGCCTGAATTCTTTGCAACTTTTTGTGAATATCTCCCATCTTTCTTACCTCACGATCACACTCTTTGAGGTCTCAATGTGTGCTCCTGCGACCTCTTTCCCGGCTTTAATCGCCTTTTTAATTGCTGTTTTGTCTGCCTGTGGCTCTGGAATCCTGATGTATTCCTCTGACAGACTGCCTAAGTCGTCAATGGTCACAGACTCGCTGTTTCTGTATGACACGCTGACTCTTGCCGTCTTGAGCTTTTCACCGTCAAGAGCATGGGACAGATAGTCCTTGCACCTCTGTGCGGCGTTCTCGCAACTTCTACGGCGTTTCGCAAGCTTTTCTTCTTCCTCTTTGATTGCTTTTGCTTCTGCGGCATAATTCTTTACTGCCAGCGCGATTCCCTCCACCTTTTTGTCTCTCTCGATGTTGAGAGCCTCAAGTTTTTCAAGGTCAATAATTTCTCCTGTCTCCTCGTCTACGCAGTCCATGATTGCACTGTCAATCTCATATAGTGTCATTGCTCCAATTCCTCCTCATATCTCTCGTATTCGTTGTAACTTTCCGCACCTCGTTTGATTGCTTTGTGCGCTGTTCTGCACTCATATTCCGCCTCAAGGTGCTGCGCCTTTAAATATTCTCTAGCCGGGTCAAATCCTCGTTCCATTTCCTGTCCCCCATGCCTCTTTAATAGCCTTGCTCAGTTTGTTGTAGCCTCTGGCGTATGCCTCTATCTTTTTCATGTCGTTGCTTCTTTCAACGCCCAGTCTAAACAGCTCAAGCAGTCCCTGTGCCACCTCTCTGTCTTTGACAGTGATCGTGACTTCTGCCGGGATTACTCCTTTCCCCATCACTTTATCGTCATATTCCTTCGCCTGGAACCACGTCGCATTAATCATCGCATCCATAGCCTAACCTCTCTTTCTTTCCTGCTATCCAGTCACCTAATGCTCCCTCGCATTGTTCTGGGGTATAATTTTTATTATCCTGCTCTAACCGCCCAACTATTTCTCCCAGTGTGGGTAGTTCTGGTACTGTTTCTTTCTGCTCTATCGCCCCTGCCGCTCTTATCATTTCTTGGAGTTTCGGCGGGTACTTGTCTATCTCCTTTTGCGTTTCTAACGCCGCTCTGTAGCTCCTGAGGAAATTTGACTGTATGACCGTCTGAAAGTCCGCTGAATCTACTACCGCCCAGTCATGGAGCGTCTGTGGCGTTCCTACTGCCTTTTGCAACGTAGGGGGCAGTTTGTCAAACTCCTCTCTGTAGCCGTAAATCCCATTACTGCACGCCTTTGATACTGTCGCCCATGCTTCCTGCTCGCTCAGGTAGTTACTTTCTGTTTTGAGCTTACTGGCACACTCCAAAATATCTGCCGGTGTCGGTGGAAACTTTCCGGTTGTCATGTACATCTGTGCCGCCACGCTTATCGTCTGGTAGTCGTTGTTCTTGCCTACCAGGCGGTACCACATGTCTAACGCCTGTTCGTTTGGAACAAATCCCGGAGCCGTGTAAACAGTCTTTAGTGCGGCTACGATTTTAGAAAACTCCGAAATCGTCATACATTCCGCCCCCCTCCTGTTCTTTCTGTGCTGCCCAGTGCTGTATATCTCCGTACAGCCGGTCGTTAATGTTCTTCGTGCTGTCGTTACCTGTCTTCAGCTCAAAAAGCCCTAGCCACTCTTTATCCAACGACTGGTCTATAATCTGTTTCATCAGTCCAACATCACCGCCAGATAATTCATGCAACTTTTTGAGTAATGCTTTTAAAGCCCTATCCGTCCGAACTGGTTTTCTAATCTTCTTCCGCATGGAAAGAAATTCCAAAAACTTATTGTTTAGTTCCTCGTCGTCAAAGTATCTCGCGGGCGTGCCTTTATCTTTAGTATTATTACTAG